CATAAACCTACCTTCCATAACATCATCTGTAACAGCATCTCCACCACGACCTGCCATAATTGCTGCTCCGATTCCTCCCATTTCAACATCTCCATACCCCTGAGTATAACTTGTTTTCAATGCATCGGGGGGTAGATACATTGCAACCATATCACCAGGCGTATCTTGTGCGGTTGTAGTTTGTGGTAATAATGCTTGAAAGGTTACTCTATGAGATATATCACCCGCATTGGCCCCAAGAGTTATTGGATATTGATATAATTGTCCGTTTGCCATTTCTTCTCCGTTAGTTATAAAGGTACATAGATATTTATATGGGTTGGAAAAAGTTACATAGTGGCAAATTTAGGCCTAAGAATATATCGAAATATAAGGGGAATTCCGCAGAAATTTTCTATCGTTCTGGATGGGAACTCCGCTTTATGAGTTATCTTGACAAAACCCCCTCAGTATTGAAGTGGTCAAGTGAAGAAATAGTTGTGCCTTATCGTTCTCCTATAGACGGAAAAAAGCATAGATACTTCCCCGACTTCTGGATCAGAGTTAAAACCTCAGATGGAGTTATCAAAGAAAGTCTCATAGAAATCAAACCTAAAGTACAAACTGCCCCACCAAAAGGTGGCCCTCCTGCAGATAGAAGGAAAAGAAGAAGATATCTGAGAGAAATAAGAACATGGGGAGTTAATGAAGCTAAATGGAAAGCAGCAAAACATTATTGTGAACTAAGAAATTGGAAATTTCAGATATTAACTGAAGACAATCTGACTAAATATTAGTATGGCAGAACAAACAAAGACAGTAATAAATGAAGGGCTTTTAGATAAGCTCAAAACAGCAATAAAAACAAGTACCGCATCGGCTAAAGCCAGAGCGGCGGGGGATTGGTTTAGAGAAAAGGCTAAACAAGCTCAAGCAAGTGCTCGTATGAGAGCAGTGACCCCAGGCCAACTTCTTAAAAGACAACCTGACGATAACATCATGCTTGGAAAGATGTTCTTTTACAAGTATGATCCTAAATGGGCTAAGAAGTTACCATATTGGGATATGTATCCATTGGTCTTTCCATTTGAAAAAGCTCCAGGCGGATTCTATGGATTAAATCTACATTATATACCCCCACAAGATAGAGCCTCATTGATGGACAGCTTAAACAAATTTGCTAGTAACAATAAATATGATAAGACCACAAAATTAAATTTATCATATAGTCTATTAAAAAGATATGGTAAAGCTGTACCATGTGTTAAAAGATATCTTGGTGATCATGTAACATCAGCAACAGTTCGTATAGATGCGGATGAGTGGGAAATAGCAATATTCTTACCAGTTGAAAGATTCCAAAAAGAATCAAAAAAGACTGTTTGGAAAGATAGTAGGAGATTTTATTAATGGCATTTAATCCAGGCAAATTAAAAGAACTTGTAGCGAACTCTACATATAGAGGATTCGCAGTAGGTAATAAATTTGATGTTCATATTATACCAAGAAATATGGGCTCTTTGACAGGTATAGTAGCTTCTGAATTATCAGATCTCAGATTTCTTTGTGAAGCAGTAGCAATACCCACAAGGTCTTTACAAACCCAAGATCATCAGATATATGGTGCACCACAAAAAATGCCATATACTTCTGGATATACAGAAGCATCATTTTCTTTTTATTTAACTGAAAGTTTTGTTCAAAGAAAAATGTTTGAAACTTGGCAAAATTTGATAATAGATCCAAATACAGGAAATGTTGGATACTTTGATGATTATTCTTGTACAATAGAAATAAAGAAATTTTCAAGAACTGCATCTGATCCAAATGTATCATCACCAGATCATACAGTTAGATTGATAAACGCTTTTCCTTCTATTGTGGGAGAGGTTCAATTATCTCACTCTGCAGGAAATGAGATATTAAAACAACCAGTAACTTTTGTCTATGAGAAATGGCTAAGTGGTCAAAGTGGAATTCAACAGCTGTCACCTGCACAAACTGGTGGTGGAGCGTTTGACCCAACTTCGCCTGGTTAATAATTTGACGGATAAGATTATTTAATAATACTTGATTATAGGAGATTATAATGGCTTTACCAAAAATGAATGTGGCAACACATACTATGAAACTTCCATCAAATGGAAAGGAACTTACATTTAGACCCTTTCTAGTTAAGGAAGAAAAGATATTAATGACTGCTATGGAAAGTGGTGAGAACGCTGACATAATGCGTGCATTGAGGCAGATTATAAATTCGTGTGTGGAAGATGATATCAATTCAGACACATTACCAATGTTCGATATTGAATATATCTTCTTACAACTTAGAGCTAAATCGGTTGGAGAATTAATTCCAATTAAATTTTCTCTAGATAAAGAAGATCCATGTACATCTGCTGGGCAAGATAAATGTACTTATGAAGTAGAAATAGATGTTAATGAAATTAAAGTTGAGAAGTCTAGAGATCATATAGATACAATAAAATTGACTGATGATGTTTCGGTCAAAATGAAATACCCACAAATTGAAACTGCTCAAGGAATTGTGGGAAAAGAAGGTGAAGAATTAGTAGAGAAAACCTTTGAGATGATTGGTCATTGTATTGATTATATCGTTGAAGGTAAAGAGATGCATAAGACTTCCGACTATACGGAAAAAGAAATTAATGAATTTCTAAATTCCTTATCTTCAGGACAGTTTAGGGAAATACAACAATTTTTTGAAACTATGCCTAAACTTAGAAAAGAGATTACTGCAAAATGTGGATGTGGAAAAACTAGTACGAAAATGTTGGAAGGTATAGCTGATTTTTTCGGATAGGGCTGAGTCACGATTCCTTAGCGGGGTTTTACACTAGTACGTTCGCTATGATTCAGCATCACCAATGGAGTCTTACAGAAATAGAGAATATGATTCCCTATGAAAGACAGATTTATATGGAATTATTGAATGATTGGGTGAAAGCAGAGAATGCAAGAATAGAACAAGAAAATGCCAAAATGAGAAGGAACTAATGGCCCAAGAAGTAAAAGATACCGATACGAAACAAGCTATTCAAGATCTAGCTGAATCTATAAAAGCATCTTCTGAAAAGACTATCCAAACCCTACAAGGCCTTTCTCAAAAAGAAACTGGTACACAGAAAGTAAAGGCTGCAGAAGAGAAATCCGAAAGAGAACAAGCTGCAAAAGAAGAAAGAGGAATCTTTGAAGCCATTAGAGATTCCTTGTCTGGTTCATTTGCCACATTCAAAGATAGAGATCAAAAATCTGGTGGAATTCTAGCTGGATTATTCGGTGGAATGGGTACTGGTGTTGGTGCTCTAGGAAAATCCATAGCAGGTATTGGAATAGGATTCGCGAAAGCATTAGCCGCAATAGGTGCTGGTATTGCTGGATTTATGATAGCCTTAGGTGGTGCTGATGTTATCCTTTCTCTAATGGGTGCAGACGGAAAAACTCTACAAACAGTTATAGGAAATTTCTTTGGTGCTTTTACTGAAGAAACTGCTGGTATGATGGGTGGTATTATTCTTGCTGCTGGTCTACTTGCCGCATTTAAAGTCAAACCATTAGAATTTGCAAAACAAATGACAGGAATCGGTGCAGGTATTGCCGGTTTCATGGCTGGTATTCTCATTGGTGATGCATTAGGTCAATTAGGGGCAATGGCTGGACTTGATGGAAAAAGTATTGGTACAATATTAAATAACTTCTTTGGTTCTTTTGATGAAACAACTGCGGCTGGATTGGGAGTTGTAGTCACTATTGCAGGACTTTTATCTGCATTTAAGGTAGATGCAAAACAATTTGCATTACAAATGACAGGAGTTGGTGCAGGTATAGCAGGATTTGCAGCAGGTCTACTAGTAGGGGATGCTGGTGCAAAACTGGCTGCTATGGCAGGACTTGATGGTACGAGTATCACCACACTAGTAAATAACTTTTTCGGTGGTATGACACCAGAGGCTCAAGCAGGTCTAGGTCTTGTTGTAACCATTGCTGGATTGTTGACAGGATTTAAGGTAGATGCAAAAGAATTTGCTCTACAGATGACAGGAGTTGGTGCAGGTATAGCAGGATTTGCTGGTGGACTTCTTATAGGTGATGCAGCAGCCAAATTAGGTGCTATGGCAGGACTTGATGGTGGTAATATTACCACACTCATGAATAATTTCTTTGCGGGAATGACACCAGAAGCCCAAGCAGGTCTTGGAATGGTTGTGACTATTGCAGGTTTACTTACAGCATTTAAGGTGGATGCTAAAACCTTTGCAACACAAATGACAGGGGTTGGAGCTGGTATTGCAGGTTTTGCAGGTGGTTTACTCATAGGTGATGCTGGTGCAAAGTTAGGTGCCATGGCAGGACTCGATGGTGGAAGTATCACTACTTTGGTGAATAACTTTTTTGGCGGGATGACTGCAGAAGCACAGGCTGGATTAGGAATCGTAGTAACCATTGCAGGGTTACTTACGGCGTTTAATGTTGATGCTAAAACCTTTGCAAAACAAATGACAGGAGTTGGTGCGGGTATAGCAGGATTTGCAGGTGGTCTTCTACTTGGTGAGGCTGGAGCTAAACTTGGAGCCATGGCAGGTATGGATGGTTCTAATATTGCTACATTAATGAGTAATTTCTTTGGAGCAATAGACGAAAAAATTGCTCTGGGTTTTGCAGTAGTTGTCACAGCAGCTGGTGCAATGGGTAAATTTAATGTAGAACCAATGGAATTTGTGAAGTCCATGACTGCTGTTGGTGCAGGTATTTCTGGATTTATGGCTGGTATTCTTTTAGGTGAAGGTGCTGCTGGTTTGGCTTCACT